GAGGTAGAGATCGTCACACATTCCCATGCGGTATATGACGCGATCATGAGCTTTCACCCGGATTGAGCGCAGCTTTTGCAGCTTCAGGGGCGAAAAAGACAGTTTTGCCAACCTTCTCAGTGCGAAACGCTGTAGGGGTGCAAGCATCCCCTGCTATTGTTATGCTGTCCAAATGCGGCGTCTTGTACATACAAATGGCATCCACCACGCCTTCATACACTCGACCGTGTGCAAGAAAATATGCTGGAGCCCCTATCTTACACGGTAACACCATACACTGCCCGTCCTTCTCAGCGGAAAGCAATTCAAGCGCGTGATCTATAGCCTCGATGACATACCAGTTAACCTTTTCTTCAATGCATTGCTTTCTGTGGTCCTGCAGATATTTGATCTGATAATCAAGCGTGCTCATCGTTTTTCTCCTCCAACACATCATCCAGCAACTCGGGCTTTCCGCTCAATTCGTAGATCAGAACGGGGCCACATTCAGGGTCATCGAGCAACTGGCAGGCCCCAACTTTGCGAACGATTCGCTCACCGAGATCAACGATCATCACGGCGATCCCCGACTTCGGATCAAATTGTGAAAGATATTCGATCAATTCTTCGCAGTTCATTTTTTACCGGCTTCCTTTCACAGCGCGATGGCCATGATTTCATCATAAAGGGTTTGCGTCCGCTCTCCGGAATTCAGACGATCCCGAAGCGGGCGTACGACATATGTCAGGGCAATATATCCCGCGCTGCCGATCGCCGTATAAGTGCGCTCACACAGAGCGAGATAATTTTCGGCTTCTTTCCAGTCAATCATGGTCTGCTCCTTTCCTGGTATCGCGCCTTGCCGAACGGTACATCATCAACAGCATTTCGCATATTGACTTGCTTCTGTTTTTTCTGCGAGCCTTTTGCACTGACCTCAAGCCACATTCCGTTGGGATGAGGACACCAACCTTATAAGCTATCTCGCCCTTGATAGCCTCAAACACATCACCCGGCATGACATAGTAATTGAAATCTCCGATAAAGTTATGACCATTCTGGGATCGGAAATCCTCTACGGATGATTTAACTTCATAGCAATAGAAATCGCCCTTTTCAATGCCAGACACGGTATTGTTTTGCGGTTTAAATTTCATATAGTCCACACGCACGGAATGGTTGGTGTCATAGTCAAACGTGACTTCTTTTGCCCAATAAATTCGAGGGTCTTTGTGGGGATCAATATGCTTTTCGAGCATTTGAGAAAGACTTGCTGTTGTCTGCGGTCTACTCATTTATTCCGCATCTCCTTTCCGCGCGCCTCGGCTTCGCGGAGTTCAGCTTCCAGATCCGCGAGCCAATTCAGGCACTTGAATTTTGTAGCGAGTAGAATGTCGCTTTTGATCTCGTCAATTGTTCGTATCGTTTTGCTCATTTCGCGCCCTCCTTTGCATGCCGGGCGGGGATCGGGAGCCAGGCTGCGGCATTGGAGAGCATCAGCTCCGGATACGGATCTTTATGATAGAACCAGCTTCCGGCTTTCCAGATTGCCGCGCGGTACTGCTCTGCTGCGTTGCCGGGTGAACAAAGCACTAGGCAGAGCTGCCCGTCGGATGGTGGCTCATCCGGAAAGAGGCCTGCGGTGATCGGCCGCCAGTAAGAACAATCAGCAGAAGGAGATCCTGACTGCGGCGGTGCTTCTGGATCTGTAGCGGGAAAAGCTTTAACAACTGCTATGACCTTATCCAAGGTATTAAAATCAATCGGTGTATCGGGTGCCGCGACGGCCGGTGCGGGGACCGGATTCGGTGTGGGCTCCGGAGGATCCTCGTCTTTGACATTGTCGGCGTTTTTCATGCCCAGCAGCTTATTGATACTGACGCCGGCCAACTTGGACAGGGCCATAAGGCGCTGCGTCCCGAAGTTCGACGGGTCCTTGTAGCATGTGTATCTCTCAAAAATGCCTTGAGTGTACTTATCAAGAGAATCAGTACTCATCCCGATAGCCTGCGCGATTTCTTTTTGAGTTGCGCCGCCAGCCTCACAAAGGGCCACGAGCTTGGCCCACTTATGTCCGGCCTTTTTATCCTCCGCCATCTCGGTTTTTTTCCGGGCCTCAGCCTCGGCTTTCTGCTGCTTGATCTGCTTTTCTACCAACGGGAGAGCCTTTTGACATGCGGATTTGCATTCGCTGAACTTTTTACAATCCGCGCAGCATTGGCCACGGGAAGACCAACTACCAGGTACGCAGCGACCGCAGGAAGACTTTCCGCTGCTGACCTTCCAAAATTCATCGCCATGATCGCATTTAGCAGTTTTGTCAGCCTTGCATTCATGCCCATCGAAACAGTTGTTGGCAAAATGGCTCAGATCCTGGACATCCGATGAGGTGAGCTTCTGGCCGTCCTTGCGGATCATAAGCTGCTGGTTGCGCTTAGAGATTTTCGCCAGTTCATAAGCGGCAGACTCATTGAGCTTGCCGTGCTCCCACTTTTCTTCCCACTCCGGAATTAGTCCCTTCCGGATCACGTCCAGCCTGGCCAGGCGGGAAGCAGAAATCTGCATTGCCTCGGCAACAATGTCACGCAGGCGGCCGGGGATCACGACGCCGGACTCCTTGAGTTGGACCAACAGATCCTTATAACGTTCGGCCTGCTTAGCAGTATCGGCCGAGGACATAACGCGGGTGGCACGGTTGGCCTCGATCAGCAGCAGTTCCGCGACGATCTCATTCTTCGTCTCGCGGACGATAGCCGGGATGGCGGCGTACTCGTGGCCGCCCAGCTTCTCGGCATGAAGGCTTTCATAGGCTTTATATCTCCGGTGTCCGGAAATAATCTCATAATTAGTCTTGCCGGTGGGCAGGACGATGGGCCGGACGATGATGGGCTCGATCAGACCGTTCAGCTCGATGGACTTGACCAGCTCAGTCACATTGGACGTGTCGTAAAAGTTTTTCTCGCTGCCGAAAATCCGGTTCAGCGGGATCTCGACGACCTGCCCGGCAGCCGGCGGCGTGTCCAAATTGGACACCTGCTCAGGCTTCACATAGTCGGTAATCGAAAAAGACTTTTTCCCGCCCATCACTTCACCCCCTCAAGGTATTCATTAACGAAGGTGCGGTAATCGCGGCCGGCTGCGCTCTGGCGGCTGTACTCGCCGAGGGCCTGGCGCGCGAAGGTGCTCTCGTCGACCTTATCGCTGCGGCGTATGTACGTCCGGAATATCGGCAGTCCGGACTGGCGCAGCAGCTCCTCGCCCTGGATGACAGCCGGGCTGTTGTGCCACATGGTCACCAGCACGCCCGCGACGCGGATCCTGGGGCAGATGGTCCGGATGCTGTCGATCTGCGTCAGCAGCTCGCGCATGCCCGAGACGGCGAAAGCGTCGATCTTAACCGGGATGATCACGTCATTGCTGGCGGTGATCGCTGCGACGCTGGCCGCCGTAAAGCTGGGCGGGCAGTCTATAATGGTGAAATCATATTCCGGAGAATCTCCATGCTCAATCAGATATTGGCAGTCGTCCTCGATCGCATCGCAGAAGCCTTTAATCAGTTTCGTGCAGCCGCCTTCCTTGACGCTGGCGATATCGGCTTCAATGAGGGAGATCTCCGAAGGTACACAACTGACGCCCGGGATTCCGGTCTCATAAATAAAGTCATAGGGATCGTCACTATAGCCGGACATGATGCCTGCGAGGTTATTGCATGCGCTGCCGTCGAGTCCGAAGAAGCCGGTGGTGTTGGCCTGCGGATCCGCGTCGATGACGAGCACCTTTTTTCCGTGCTCACCGGCGAGGATCTCGGCCATGTTGATGGCGGTGACGGTCTTTCCGACGCCGCCCTTCAGGTTCACGATTGAGACTACTTTCATTCATCAACAGACCTTTCTTTAATATCAGGCGTTGCCGCGCCCGGGGAAATAGTACGACTCACGGAAGATGCTACCTTTTATGGTGGTCAGTTCGACGGTGTAATATCGGCGGTCCGGGTGTATGTAGATCACACGTCCCTGCAGGGGCTTTTTGGCGTCCATGGATGTCAGCTCATTCCCGAAACTCGGAACTCTGCTGATGGGATCTCCAACGATCAATCAGAATCGCCGCCTTCCACGATTTCAGCCGCAGACTCCATCGCCTCTGCAGTATCGAAATACTGCCTGGCGAGGTCGGGCGCTGCTGCGGCCATTGCTCGGTATTTTCGGGCCACATCCCGTAGCGTTTTCGTGATCCTGGTTTTATCCATGCGACGCCTCCTTAAACGGCAGCTCCATCTGAGCCTCTTCCTTGGTTACCGGTGAAAAATGAGCTGTCGGTTTGTTCTGAAAATCGTACGTTTTCCCTTTTGGATAGAAACTGATGTATTTGGGATAGAAGCCAAGTCGGAAAAAACCGCGCTCGCCTTCTTTGTTTTTCTCAATCTTCAGGAGCCGATCGCCATCAGGCATGTCGTCGTCATCCAGGTACAGCATCATGATAACGTCGGCGTCCTGCTCCAGCTGTCCGGATTCTTTCAGATCCGACATCTTGGGCGGCGTATTCTTCTGCGATTTATCCGGTCGGGAAAGCTGTGCCAACGCAACGACGGTTATCCCGGTTTGGCCTGCCATGGTGTGCAGCCCGATCGAAATGTTAGCGACCTGGTCGACCCTTGTCTTGCCCTCGCCTTTGAGCAGCTGCACATAGTCGATAAAGATGATGTCATAATGCCTGGATAGGGAAATGGCCTGTATATCGTCCACGCTCATGCCGGCGGCATCGATGACGTCCAGGTTTATTTTGTCAGCGATGCGGCCCAGCTCCACGGCTTTTTTGAAGTCCTCGCTCTCCATGGTATGGCGCTTGACCTTTTCAAACGGGACCCTTGCAACGTAGGATATCAGCCGGTCGTAGATTTTACGGTCGCGTGTCTCCAGGGAAAAGATCCCGACCCGCATGGAAGCCGCCATATGAAAAGCAAACTGGGCGGCGAGGACCGTTTTCCCGGAGCTTGGGCGGCCGCCGATAATCACAAAGTCGCCGGGCTCGGCATACAGGACATCATCCAAAAAGTTGATACCCCACTTGATGTAATTGGGCTTTTTATTCGCCTGTTGCCGTTCAATAAATTCCAGCAGGCCTTGGGAGAATGAAATGCATCGCAATCCGGGCTTGTCCGCGAGCATGGAAACGGCCTGCTGGGTGGCTTCCCGGGCGGTATCCAGATCTGCTGCGCATAGGATTTTCCCCGCTGCTTCCTGCAGACGCTTAAGCATGGCTTCATCATGCAGGATCTCGGCGTATGCTTCCCAGTTGGCGGCAGTCGGGGTTACAGTCATAATTTCCATGATCAGCTGCGAGTACTCATTGCCCGCCTCTGCCAACAGCGTGACCGGATCGATCGGTTTCATAGCGGCAAACAGTCTGCGGCAGGCGTCAAACAAACTGCGGTAAGAGCCGCCGCCGAAGTCTTCCGCACGAACGCGCTGAAAAATTTCTCCGGCAAGATCCGGGTCAAACAGTAAGGACCCGATAACTGCGCACCTTGACTGCTGCAGCTTCTGTTCCTGGACTGCGTTTATGTCCATTCCCTCAACACCTCCTTTTCACTTGCTTTCAATCCGCTTGCCTTAGGACTTCCGGGCAGCTCGTCTGTCCAGTGCTCACCATTGAGCCA